CCGACTGTCGCTGACCTTGAGTTGGTTGTTTCGGCTGACAAGCCGGATGTGGCGTTTGACTTCTTCGTCGTGAACATCGACGCGGGTGCGGACGCCATCACGGTGGCAGTGGGCACGGGCTGGACGCTCGTGGGCGCTGGCGCTGTGTCGGCGGGTACTTCGGGTCACTTCCGCGCTCGTAAGACGGGCGTGGGTGCGTGGACCTGCTACCGCATTAGTTAATTGATATGCCGAATATCTTCCTTCGTCACCCCAAGCATGGGGAGAAAGTAGCAATCTCGGTGCTTGAAGCGCGGGAAGATATGGAGCATGGGTGGGAGGAGTTTGACCCCTCTAGCCCAGATGATTCAGAATCCCCGGTGTCGGCAGGCTTGTCGGCATCGGGGACTTCTGATAATGCACTAAGGGCGCGACGACGACGCCGGGAGTAATACATGGCAACCACCGCTGCTGACCAGATCAACGGTGCGCTGCGTCTGATCGGGCAATTAGCAGAAGGTGAAGTGCCTTCGGCAGCCACGTCTCAAGACGCCCTCGCTGCCCTTAACCAGATGCTTGACTCTTGGAGTACGGAGCGTCTGGCGGTCTACTCGACCCAAGATCAAATCTACAACTGGCAGCCGAACGTCCGGTTCATCACCATGGGACCGACGGGTACGTTCGTTGCCGAGCGTCCGATCCTCATGGACGACGCCACCTATTTCCGTGACGCCTCGACCAACGTGTCGTATGGCATCAAACTGATCAATAACGAGCAGTACAACAATATTGCCGTTAAGACGGTTACCTCGACTTATCCACAGTTGATGTGGGTCAATATGACCTACCCACGTGGAGATTTACATTTACCCAGTGCCGACCAAGGTGCTGGAGTTCCACTTTGTGTCGGTGCGTCCGCTGGCTCAACCGGCCACGCTAGACACTAACCTTGCGTTCCCGCCTGGATACCTGCGTGCGTTCCGTTTCTGCTTGGCCTGTGAACTTGCAGCCGAGTTCGGTGTCGAGCCGTCTCCGCAGGTGCAGCGCATTGCAATGACCAGCAAGCGCGATCTGAAGCGCATCAACAACCCGGATGACTTGATGGCAATGCCAGCGGCACTGATCGTCAACCGTCCGCGCTTTAATATCTTTACCGGAAACTTCTAAGTGAAGACGCCGATCTTAGGGTCGTCGTACGTCATCCGGTCGGTCAATGCTGCCGACAACCGGATGGTAAACTTGTATCCAGAAGTGGTGCCAGAGGGCGGCAAGGAGCCTGCCTATCTGCAACGCTGCCCTGGCTTGCAATATAAAGCCGAAGTAGGTGAAGGCCCTATTCGCGGGTTATGGACGCTTGGTAATTACCTGTATGTCGTGTCTGGCGATAAGTTTTATCGCCTTAACCAAGATTTTGAAACTTCAAGTTACTTGTTGCTTGAAGACGGGTTTCGCATTTTGCTGGAAGACGGCGACGACATTCTGTTAGAAAACGCGGGCGTTAATTACATCGGTTTGGTGTCTGGCACTGGTCCGGTGTCCATGGCGGATAACGGCACGCAGATATTTATTGCGGCCAATCCCGATGGGTATATTTACAACAGCGTTACGGACGCTTTCCAACAGATCACTGACCCGGATTTCCCCGGCGCTGTTACGGTAGGTTATCTTGACGGCTACTTTGTGTTCAACGAACCAAACTCGCAGAGAGTATGGGTCACAAGTCTATTGGATGGCTTGTCCATTGACCCCTTGGATTTTGCGAGCGCGGAGGGTTCGCCAGACGGGCTAGTCTCTCTGATCATTGACCACCGTGAAGCGTGGCTCTTTGGCACGAACTCGGTGGAGGTCTGGTACAACTCGGGCGATGCCGACTTCCCCCTTACCCGCATCCAAGGCGCTTATAACGAGATAGGCTGTATTGCCCCCTACTCGGTCGCCAAGATGGATAACTCTGTCTTTTGGCTAGGCGCAGACGCTCGCGGTCAGGGTATCGTCTATCGAGCCGACGGCTACCAAGGAGTGCGTGTATCTACCCATGCCGTAGAGTTTGCCATTCAGGGTTACAGCAACTTGGCCGATGCGGTGGGCTACACCTACCAGCAGGACGGCCACACGTTTTACGTGCTGAACTTTACGGATGCTGACACCACTTGGGTGTTTGACGCTGCAACCGGCGCATGGCATGAACGTGCAGGATTCCGCAACGGCGACTTCAAGCGTCACCGTGGAAACAACCATGCTCGCTTTAACGGAGAGCCGATTGTAGGCGATTACCAGAACGGCAAATTGTATGCGTTTGATTTAGACGTATACGCCGATGACGGGCAAACGCAAAAGTGGCTACGCCGCTGGCGTGCATTGCCGACTGGCGCTAATGACCTAAAACGCACCGCGCACCACTCGCTTCAGATTGACTGCGAAACTGGCGTGGGGTTGCAAGGCTATTCGTTTGACCAGATTCAGTACCTAGGTTCTGAGTTGCTGCAAATCCTGCAAACCGAATCTGGGCAGAACATCATTCTTGACTTGGATTACACGGTAGGCGCTAATCCGCAGTTGATGCTGCGTTGGTCGGACGACGGCGGTCATACGTGGAACGGTGAGCGGCAAACCTCGATGGGGCGCGTTGGTCAATACGGCACTCGCGCTATCTTCCGCCGCCTTGGTATGACGCTAAAACTGCGTGACCGTGTGTACGAGGTCAGCGGCACCGATCCCGTCAAGGTTGCCATTATGGGCGCCGAACTTCAGATTAGTCCGACGGCATCGTAATGGCACAAAACATCACGCAAATCCCTGCGCCGCGTGTTCCGTTTATTGACGAACGGACCGGCCTTATTTCGCGTGAATGGTTCCGCTTCCTTAACAATCAGTACCAACTGACGGGCGGCGGCACTACGTCTACTTCTATTGCCGACCTTGAGATTGCGCCGTCGTTGGCCGCTAACGTTGAGGACGAAGTTGCCGTACTGCGTACCCAAGTTGACGATTTGCAAAAAGGACCGCCTCGCTTTGAGCCGGGTCTAATTAACTACGGGTCGTTTTTCTCAACGCAAACGCAAGCCGCCACCGTCATTAACACGGCAAAAGCCATTACGTATAACAACGCCGACCCGGCTTATGGCGTGTACCGCGACCCTGCTGATAGCAGCAAAATTAAGGTTACTCGCCCTGCTATCTACAACGTACAGTTTTCTATTCAAGTTGATAAAACTTCGGGCGGTACGGGGCGGTTGTACATTTGGCCTGCCATTAACGGCACGGCTGTGGCTAACTCGGCGTCGTTAATTCAGATTCAAGGCAACAACGCTGAAATTTTTTCGGCGGCTAACTTTTTCTTACCGCTGTCAAACGGCGACTACTTTCAGTTGTACTTTTCCGTAGACGCCTTGGACGTGCAGTTGCAGCAATTTGCCGCTGCTGCGCCCGTTCCAGCCATACCTTCTATCATTTTGACCGTTATGCAGGTGTATGTATGACCGTTTACCTTTCAGCCTTTGCTGGCGCCGGAGCGCAGTTCTTTACCGACGACAACGAAGTGCTGTCGGGCGGAAAGATTTATACTTACGCCGCTGGCACCACGACCCCGCAGACGACTTACACGTCGGTGCTAGGCACGTCTGCTAATGCCAATCCCATCATCCTTAACTCTGGCGGCAGACTGCCGGAGGACATGTGGCTGTCGGAAGGCGTGCTGTATCGGTTTGTATTGAAAGACGCCAACGACGTGCAGATTGGCGAATACGACGACATCGGCGGCGTTAATGACATTTCCACTGAGTCAGTAGCCTGGTCAACTATTACCGGCACACCGACGACGCTGGCTGGCTACGGGATTACTAATGCGTTGACTTCAACGCAGATTGCCTCCACTTATGCCCCGATTGCCTCGCCCACGTTTACCGGCACGCCGTTAATTCCTGATAACGCCACGACTAGCGTTAATTACGCCGTAGGCTATCGAGAGGCTCCGCAGAACAGCCAAACGGCTAACTACCAGTTGGTGCTGGCAGATCGCGGCAAATCCATCCTAATGAACGGCTCGTCGCTGACGCTGACCATTCCGGCTAACTCGGCTGTCGCGTTCCCGGTTGGCACGGTAGTTATTATCGTCAACCTCAACGCTACGGCGCTCTCGATTGGCATTACGACCGACACGCTGACGCTGGCTAACAGCACGACGACCGGCACTCGTACCCTCGCGCAAAACGGCTTGGCGACCTGCGTCAAGATTGGCTCAACCTCGTGGCTGATCAGCGGAGCAGGGTTGACCTAATGGGCGGCGCTACCCTAGCAGCGGCGATTGCAGGCACGACCGGAGGAGCCGGTGCGGGCGTTGTTGATTACTCGTCCGGGTCTGGGTCGGTCACGATCCCTGCCAGCGCTACGGGCGTCACCATTGAGGTATGGGGCGCAGGCGGTGGTGGCGGCTACGGCACGGTAACCAACATCTTTGGTGAGTTCGCCTATGAGCCGCAGGAGAACCCTGGTGGCGGTGGAGGCGGGGGTGCCTACTCCAAGACTGTACTCGTTCTAACTGGCCCAGATGCCGGTAAAACGATCCTGTACACTGTCGGCGTGGCTGGCACAGGCGGCTCACTTGGCGATGCGGTAGGCGGTGCTGGCACTCAGTCAGTGGCGTATGCCGGAACGTATGCGCTGCCCGAGATGATC